TTTGAGATCAAAATCGGTCGCAAATCTGTTACCCTCGCTGCTGTCTAAACTGATTCATAGCCTGCGGGATCAAAAGTGGTTTACACCGGGTTCAATCATTACGACCGACAACTAACCGCCAAGGTCTCGCAGGTCAATGACCCGAACGCAGCGTGGTTCAATCAAGAGCCGCACTGGATTCTGCTAGAAGATCTGGTGGCTGGCACCTATGAGCTACGCCGCCGTCATCGACGTTACCTGCCGCAAGAGCCACGCGAGCAAGACGAAAGTTACGACAACCGCCTAGCCCGTAGCGTATGCCCACCGTACTATCAGCGCCTTGAACGGATGCTGGCTGGTATGTTGACGCGCAAGCCGATCAGGCTAAACGATGTGACAGATCTCGTCCGTGAGCAATTATTTGATGTAGACCTGCAAGGGAATGATCTTAACGTTTGGACTTATGAAACTGCCAGGAAGATGGTGCGTTACGGGCATGTTGGCGTGCTTGTGGATGCTCCTGCTGCTGGTGAAAATGGAAGACCATATTGGGCGAGTTATACCCCGCGTGAGATCTTAGGCTGGCGCACTGAAGTTGTAGAAGGCGCTCAGAAACTAATGATGCTGCGCCTACTGGAAAAGGTCATCGTGCCTGATGGTCTGTACGGCGAGAAGGCTATTGAACAGGTCCGCGTGCTAACGCCTGGTGGTTTTGAGCTGCATCGCAAAGATACAAAGGGCGCATTTGAGATCCACGACAGCGGTACAACAACCCTTGATGACATCCCATTTTCTGTTGCCTATTCAAACCGCGTGAATTTTATGGAATCACGCCCGCCGCTAGAAGACATTGGTGAGCTAAACCTTAAAGCGTATCAAGTGCAATCTGATCTAGACAATCAGTTGCATATCTCAGCGGTGCCAATGCTTGCATTCTTTGGCTTTCCAATGGCAGGCGAGGAAGTATCAGCCGGTCCTGGTGAGGCGATTAGCTTCCCTGCTGAGGGCAACGCTCGATACATTGAGCCTGATGGCAAGAGCTTTGAGGCGCAGTTCAAAAGGCTTGATCAGGTAGCCGGGCAGATCAATGAGCTGGGCTTGTCTGCTGTGTTGGGTCAGAAGCTTAGTGCTGAGACTGCAGAGGCAAAGCGGATTGATCGCAGTCAGGGCGATAGCACCATGATGGTGATTGCTCAGAATATGCAGGATCTAATTGACAACTGCTTGGTGTACCACGCCCGGTATCTCAACGTACCGCAGGCTGGCAGCTCATATGTCAACCGTGACTTCTTAGGCGGCAGGCTAGATCCGCAAGAAATCCAGTCGCTGCTGGCGCTTTATACCGCAGGCACGATCACGCAAAAGACGTTGCTAGATCAGTTGTACGAAGGCGAGGTGCTAGGTGATGAGTTTGACGTAGAAGAGGAACTAGAGGCAACGCAAAATGGTGGATTGGTTGAAATGAATCAACCAGAGCCTGTCGGTAACCAAGAGATGCCAGAAGAATCAGCAGAACCAGAAGATGTTGATGAGATGCCCGAGTGATGGGACCACTATTCAAGCTGTTGCTCATGGGATCACGTAAACCACGACGACAGCAGCTTTCTTGCAGTCGCAAAGAGATGACTGATGATGTCTTTGCTGTAATCAGGCTTGCGTGGTTTCGTGAAGACAAATTGTATAACGTTGAAGAATTGCAGGTCATTACTGAGTGTGAAGATAAAATCAACGTAGTTCAGTTGTTAGTGCAAGAAGCACTTAAAGCGGGCGCTGATGTTTCTGTGTTGTCGGCATGTCATCCAACAGCACTTGGCTTTAAGTAATGGCAACACCGTCTAGCTTTTATCGCAACGCGATTGACCTCAATCGTTATAGCAACAGTGTGGCGCGTCAGATCGTTGTTGTATATAACGACATTATCATTGACGCTATTAATCAACTTCGCACAATAGATGAATTAGCAGCACCAGTAAAAGCCGCCAGGCTAAGAGCTATTTTGGCGCAACTCAAGGAATCACTTGATACATGGTCAGGCGCTAGTGTGCAGACTCTTGCTGGTGAATTGCAAGGGCTAGCGTTGCTGCAATCTGAGTTTGTAACCAATGAACTTAAAAACCTTTTACCACGCGGCAGTCAAAGCATAGTTAATACGGTGGAGATCAGCCCTCAGTTTGCTCAATCAGTTGTCAGCATAGATCCTACGCAGATAAATCTTGTTGCTTTGAGCGATGATCTTACTGCTGCTGTTACAGGCGCACCACGAACCTTTTCGTTGACTGCGGCAAAAGGCGCCACGATTACTTTGCCTAATGGTGAGGTCATACAAAAAGCATTTAGGGGGATTGCAATAGATCAGGCTGAGAGATTTAATCAGGTCATTCGTCAGGGGCTTTTAGCGGGTGAGCCAACCCCTGCGATAGCAAAGCGTTTGATTGGCAATCTGCAGTTTGGCGAACGTGCAAAAACGTTGCGTCAACTTGAGCAAGCGGGTGGACAGGCGACAGCTATGGCTAATAAGCAAATTCTTACTTTGGTCAGGACAAGTGTTAATCAAGTCGCTAATGCGGCAAGTATGCAAGTTTATGAAGCAAATCAAGATATTACAAAAAAATATGAATATGTGGCCACGTTAGACACGCGAACGTCAGCGATCTGTAGATCATTAGATGGCAAAATATTTGCTTTTGGTAAGGGGCCTACCCCACCACAGCATTTCAACTGCAGGTCTACTATTAGGTTCATTCCAGACAAGGAAGGTTTGGCACGTTATGGACTTAGGACTCCAGAGGAGGTTTTGGGAGAGGATAGACGTGCAGCAAGAGGTGCGGATGGGCGCAGTACGACGGTTCCTGCTGGGACCAACTACGGCGAGTGGCTAGCAAAAAAACTACCTAATGAAACAGACTCACAACTCTTCAAGCGGCAGTCCGAAGCACTTGGTCCTAGCAAAGTGCCATATTTTAGGTTATTGTCAAAAAAGTATGGACCACAGGAGGCGCTTGCAAAATTTGTTAGCACCGATGGTTCAGAACTAACCCTTAAACAACTCCAGCAGCGTTATGGATCGACCTGATCTAAGGCATTTTGGCAATGGTTGGATCTTTAGCGATCCAGCCATGGCATTGGTTGGTGAGACATGGATCCCTGCAGTTTTTACAGATAGAGGCTGGAGGACTCGTGATTTTGCTGCTAGCCTTGACGCAGTTACAGAATGGTGCTATGGCGAAAAAGCCAAGTCAAGCCGAAAAGAAAATCAGCAAGGTGATGAAGGAGTACAAAGCCGGGACACTGAAATCGGGTCAACCGGGCAAAGAAAAAGGACCAGTCGTAAAAAGTCGTAAGCAGGCTATTGCGATTGCACTGAGCGAGGCTGGCAAAGCACGGAAGTAAAAGCCAAAAGCCAAGTAGCATGGCAGGGTAACTGCCTGCAAGCAGATGCCTAAGTACACCGGACCAGCCAAGCCTCAAAAGCCTATGGGCAAAAAGGGAGGTAAGAAAAAGTAATGGCTAGCAAGCAACGCCGCGTACCCAAAGACAAGGCGACCGGCTTGCCGAAGAAGTACCTTAGCGGTGCCAAGAACAAAAGCGCCAAAGCTCGGGAGATCAAAAGCACCGCTGAGGCATACAAACGCGGCGAGTCTATTGACATCCGTGCCGTTTCTAAATCTAGGACCGAACAAGGTGGCAAGCGCAAAACCCCTAAGCGAGGCAACTAAAAAAGCCCTCCGCGCCAAAGCTGAAGGCACCCGCTTCACATACCGCGAACTGGCGGCGGTTTACCGCCGTGGGCAGGGTGCTTACCTGTCTAGTGGTTCACGCAATGTCCCAATGGAGGCATGGGCGATGGGTCGCGTCAATAGTTACGTATCGGGCAAGGGCGGAGCCCGTAAAGCTGACAGCGACCTTTATAAGAAGGCGCGAGGCTGATGGCAATCAAGTATCGCGGCGAGCAGTTTGAAGGTTACAACCAACCCAAGCGGACGCCTGGGCATCCCACAAAATCACACGCGGTTTTAGCCAAAGAAGGCGACAAGGTAAAACTGATTCGATTTGGACAGCAGGGCGTTAGTGGCAGCCCTGCCAGAACTGGAGAGTCTGAAGCATCTAAGGCGCGACGGGCTAGCTTCAAGGCACGTCATGCCAGCAATATTGCCAAAGGCAAGATGTCACCTGCGTTCTGGGCGGACAAAGTGAAGTGGTAATTACTCGTTTGTGGTGATCCAATCTTTTAGCTCGGCAACGTACCACCGCAGGTCTTGTGCTTTAGCGGCGTGCCAGCCGTTACCGGTTTTGCGGTAAATCTCCATGTGCCTGTCAATAGCCTTTAGGCAGTGGTAGATCAACGGGTTCCACGGTTCACGCACAACCGTGTCCCACTCCCGCTTTGACATTATCGGATACTAACCATTATCCT